GAATCCCTGGCATATGAATATACCCTTCCGAGAGCTATCAAAGAAGGATATCTGTGCCCTATCAAGGCGCTCACGATACCGCTTAAGCTCGATATCTCGGATGTGGGCATCAGCTCGGGCGACTTTAAAGCCGGCGAGATCGGAAGCGCCCTTGACCCTTATCTGGAACAGATTGCGGATGAGATGACAGGCTACTGTAAAGACCGCAAGACGGTTGTGTTTCTTCCGCTGATCGCTACCTCGCAAAAATTCAGGGATATCCTGATCAGCAAAGGCTTCAGGGCAGGTGAGGTGAACGGCGAATCGAAAGACAGGGCACAGGTGCTTGAGGATTTTGAAGCCGGCAAATACGATGTCCTGTGCAATTCCATGCTTCTTACAGAAGGCTGGGACTGTCCGAGCGTTGACTGCATTGTGGTGCTCAGGCCTACCAAGGTACGGAGCCTTTATACACAGATGGTGGGCAGAGGCACAAGACTTTCACCCGGAAAGGAAAGCCTGCTGCTGCTCGACTTTCTCTGGATGACGGAAAAGCATGAGCTGTGCAGGCCGGCAAGCCTAATCTGCGAGACCGAGGAAGTAGCAAAGGCCATGACCAAAAAGCTGGAAGAGAACGCCGGCGAGGAATTCGACCTTGAGGAAGCTGAGAAAATAGCTTCTGAATCTGTGGTGGAACAGAGAGAGGCGGCCCTTGCTGCAAAACTTGCGGAGATGCGGAGACGCAAGCGCAAGCTGGTGGATCCTCTGCAGTTTGAGATGTCTATCCAGGACGAAGACCTTGTCAATTACGTTCCGGCTTTCGGCTGGGAGATCGGACCGCCTACAGATAAGCAGAAAGCTACTCTTGAAAAGCTGGGCATCATGCCGGACGATATCGAATCGGCAGGCAAGGCAGCCAAGATCCTTGACAGGCTTGATAAGCGCAGAGGCGAAGGGCTTACGACTCCCAAGCAGATCCGCTTCCTGGAACGCAACGGTTTCCGGCATGTGGGTACATGGCAGTTCGAGGACGCAAAACATCTGATAGACCGCATTGCATCGAACGGATGGCGGGTTCCGAGGGGCATTAATCCGGAAACATACGAACCCGCGCCAAGACAAATGGAATTCAGTGATTTTATAGGATAAATAAGCAGGAAAACAGGAGTCGGACACGACTCAGCAATTTGGTAAATGGTAAACAGAAAGGGGAGCTGATGGACGGAGCTCTTGATATGAGGGAAATGCTCGAGTATATCGATCCCGGAGATCTTGATTACAGCAAATGGGTAGAGGTCGGCATGGCGCTGAAGCATGAAGGATTCGGCGTCGATGTATGGGATGAATGGAGCAAAAGAGACCCTGGGCGGTACAGTCCCGGAGGATGTGAAAAGAAATGGGAGACCTTCCGGGGGACTTCCAGTCCCGTGACGGGAGCTACCATCGCCCAGATGGCAAAAGAGGGCGGATGGGTCCCGGCAGGTGAAGGACATGAGCTTGCATGGGACGATGAGATCGCCCTTGACCCTAACTGGATCGAGGACAGGGAAATCCCGGAGCCGGTTAAATGGGATCCGGCAAGAGAAGCTATCCGGTATCTGGAGACACTTTTTGAAGCCGGCGAGAATGTCGGATATGTCATGGAGTCCTATACCAATGACAAGGGAAAACATATCCCGAGGAACAAGGGAGCATGGGACAGGACTGCAGGACAGCTCATTCAGGCGCTGGAATCCTGCAAAGGCGACATAGGGAGCGTATTCGGAGATTATGATAAGCAGGCGGGCGCATGGGTGCGGTTCAATCCCCTTGATGGGCAGGGCGTCAGGAACGAGAACGTGACTGAATTCCGATACGCGCTTGTTGAATCGGATGAGCTGGCACTTGAAAGGCAGTACGCCATCATAAAAGATCTGGAACTCCCCGTGGCAATCCTTATGTATTCCGGCGGAAAGAGCCTGCACGCAATCGTCCGCATCGACGCTGCGGATTATGCCGAATACCGCAAGAGAGTGGATTACCTTTACTCGATATGCCAGAAAAACGGCATGAAGATTGACACGCAGAACAGGAACCCGTCAAGGCTTTCAAGGCTTCCCGGATGCGTCAGAGGAGATAAGAAGCAGTACATTGTCGATACCAATATCGGCAAGGCAAACTTTGTCGAATGGAAGGACTGGATTGAATCCATTAATGACGACCTGCCCGATATCGAAGAGCTTGAGGCAACCTGGGATTCCCTTCCGGAACTGGCGCATCCGCTCATTGACGGCGTGCTCAGGCAGGGGCACAAAATGCTTGTGGCGGGCCCTTCCAAGGCAGGCAAGTCATTTGCCCTTATAGAGCTGGTTATCGCCATAGCTGAGGGCAAAAAGTGGATGGGCTGGCAGTGCTCGCAGGGCAGGGTTATGTATGTGAATCTGGAGCTTGACAGAGCATCCTGCTTGCACAGGTTCAGGGATGTGTATGAGGCACACGGAATACCGGCAAGAAACCTTTCAAACATTGATATATGGAACCTGAGGGGCAAGTCAGTCCCCATGGACAAGCTGGCGCCCAAGCTGATCAGAAGAGCCCAGAAGAAAGGCTATCTCGCCATCGTGATAGACCCTATCTACAAGATCATTACAGGCGATGAGAATTCAGCCGACCAGATGGCGAAGTTCTGCAACCAGTTCGACCTTGTGTGCACGGAGCTTGAATGCGCGGTCATCTACTGCCATCACCATTCAAAAGGCTCGCAGGCAAACAAGAAATCAATGGACCGGTCTTCCGGATCCGGCGTGTTTGCAAGAGATCCGGATGCCGTGCTGGATATGATCGAGCTGGAAATCACCGAGGAGCTGCAGCAGCAGGAAGGCAATAAGGAATCCTGCAGGAAGGTCCTTGCGTATCTGGAAGAAAAATACCCGCTGTTTGCAGCAGAGCTGTCGCAGGATGACCGGCTTTCATTTGCCGCCATCAGACGCGAGATCGAGGGCACGGACATGCTCACCGGCCGCCAGATAAAGGAGCTCCTGCCATGCATCGACAGGCTTTCATCAGAAGCCGAAAAAGAGGTCGAATCATACACGGCATGGCGGATTGAGGGTACCCTCAGAGAGTTCCCGAAATTCCCGCCGGTGAACTGCTGGTTCAAGTATCCCGTACATACGCTGGATGAGAGCGGGGCCCTGCAGGACATTGCTCCTCCGGACGAAGGAACTCCGTGGAACAAGACGTGGAAGCAGAATTTCCGGAAGTCGGGGAAAAGGGCGAAGTCGCAGGAAGAACGCGACCAGGAAGCCAAAGACGCCATGCTGAATGCGTTTGAATCCCTGGACACGGAAGGGAACGGAGAAATCCATGTGAGCGAGATCGCGGAGTACATGGGAGTCACGGAAAAGACGGTCAGAGCGAAGCTGAAATTATGCTCGGAGCTGTATGTTGCAGATGGAATGATAGGCAAGCGAAACAAATAGTCAAACAGGGAAATATAGGGAGTTTTTTCCTTCCCTTCCCGAGGGAAATAAAGGGAGTTGAGACCCTATTTTTCCCTCGGGAAATCGAGAGGGAAATAAAGGGATAAAAACCCTATTTTTCCCTCGGGAAGGAAAAAAGGGTATGTATTACATACATACCTTCGGGATTTCCCTCCCTCACGGTCAGTCACGGGGGAAAGTAAGTCGGGCGGTAAGTTGGCGCCCGACGACTTCCTTCCCCTGCCGTGACAAGGGCGCACGTAAGAAGGAGGTTAAAAAATGAGCACAGAAAAAAAAGCATGAGACCTGAGAAGGTAAGAAAAGTGAAAGCAGTGTTTAATGATGTCAGCGGATGGTATTACTGCGGCGACTGCGGAGAGATCCTGCAGGCAAAAAGAGCGGCACAGGTAAGGCCGGTAAGCTACTGCCCCTGGTGCGGGGTACCGGTCGAGATCCTGGTGACCAGCGAATTCTAGGAAGGAGAAGCAACGGGGATGGATAAATCAGTAATCACAATCACGGTGGATGAGAACAGGGATGTACGCGCTGACGGCAGGATCGAGACGTTTGACCTGCTGCTGGCAGGCGAAGCCCTGATGCAGGCGATCAGCGACGCACTCGGCGTCAGCAGGGACAAAGCTTATAAAAGATGTTGCATGGCGGCAGATATCAGGGCAGAGGTACACAGACTTGCCGAAAAGAAGGCAAAGGAAGCCGAGGCGGAAGGGCGTAACGAGATCACCAGAGAAAATCTCGATAGGATCCTCAATGAAAACAAGGCGCTGCTCGACGGGCTCGCGGCCAGGGCAGCGCAGCTCTGCGCGAGAGATCCCTGCGGAGCGGAAGGGGATCCGGAAGATGCACCCGTGTCGGAGGTGCTCAGCTGATGGAGATGAGCTTTTTCATGGCGATGAAGCCTCCGACTACGACATACCAGGAAAAGCAGGTCGTCGTAGTGAACGGCAGGCCGAGGTTTTTTGAGCCGCCGGCGTTAAAGGATGCGAGAGCCAAGCTTCTGGCAAGCCTTGCAAGGTTCCGGCCGGATGAGCCTATACCGGAAGGGACGCCGGTAAGGCTTGCAGTAAAGTGGTGCTTTCAAGCAGGCAGGGACCACAAGCCCGGCACATGGAGAGTTACGAAGCCTGATACCGATAATCTGCAGAAGCTTTTAAAGGACTGCATGACGCAGACGGGCTTCTGGGCGGATGACGCGCAGGTATGCTCCGAGACGGTGGAGAAATTCTGGACGGACACGCCGGGCATATATATCAGCATCACGACACAGTGAGGTGGATGGGAATGGATGATGACACAGTAAGGATGATCTATCACGAGGTGTACAACGTCTGGTACCGCAGGTGGAGGCACGCTGACCTTGGAGATGAAAAGAATCTCAGGGCAATGCTTTCCCAGGGCGCGGACCTGATCATGCGCTTTGACTGCGATATGGCAAGGCATATGGTGCATGACATGATAGATCACCTGGAAAGGAGACAGGCGTGATCTGCAGGAAATGCGGCAGGGAATTCCCGGGAGAGAGAAAAGACTGGCCTTATACAAGGGTGTATGACGAAAACATGCGCAGGGGCCATATCTTTAAATTCTGCTCATGGACCTGTATGGAAGCTTACCGCAGGGAAGAGCTTGATAAAAAGCGGAAGACCGTGAGGACGGCCGGAAAGAGCCAGGGCGGAAGATCGCTGAGGAATGCGCTGAAGATCGAGCCCGGCGAAGCGCATACCCTTGAGGAATGGGCCGAGCTCTACAGCATCGATTACTACCAGATGGTAGAATCGCTCCTGGAATACAACCGGCTGACCCTGGAAGACATCCTCTGGCTGCACGCGGGAAAGGAGGAACGCTCACATGTATGCTTATGACGCCAACGCGGGCGAAGAAGAATATTACGAAGATTATGACGACAGTGAGAACGAGCAGGAAGGGCGCTACGAGGTCGTAACGGCCTCAAGAAGCTACGTGGAGCCCTTCAAGCATATAAATCTTGAGGGCCGGCTCATCTGGCCCGGGAGAAGCTATTTCCGTGCGCTGGATGAGGACTGGCAGAGAATGAAGCAGGAGAACGGGATCCTCAAGGAATGCCTTGCCCGCTCCGGCAATGCCTACATGCTCAGTGATGCCAATAAATGGATGACGGCATACACTGAGCTGAAGATGGAGAATGCCAACCTGAAGGCTCAGCTGGAAGAGGAAAGAGCCATGCACCGGATCGAGACCATGGAGCTGAGACATCGGGCGGATTTCTTTGAACACCGGTATAACGAGCTGGCACAGGCCCAGGTAAGGCCGGCGACCGGCAGGGATAAAAAGTCCGGGCAGTTCAGGAGCTCCGACGGGATGCCGCTCGAAAAGAAGCAGGACAGGGCCCTTGAGATGTACGAGAAGCACATCAGCTATGCCGAGATCGGCCGGGTCCTCGGCCTCTCAGCTGGGACCGTGGAGATATACGTGCGTAAGGCGAGGGACCGCAGGGCGCATCAGAAAGCCCTGGAGAACTTCGAGGCAAAGAAAAGACAGGCGGGAGATTAAGCCGGTGAAGGCCGGAAGAGAATCCCGTTTCGAAAACGGAGAGAAGCGTATCCTCTCCCCGGAAGAACGGATCATGAAAAACGGCATAGGAAAGGGATAAAAAAGGATCCTTCACGGATGGATCACGGTTAAAAAGCGGCCGGAGATATTTTCAGGATCCCCTATACGCGGGAGAGGACAGAAAAAAGGTGATGATATGGAAGAATTTTCACAGAATTTACGAAGCAAAATCGAAAATGCGGTCAGCCTGATGGCTGCGCTTAAAGGAGCCGTCGAGGATGCTCTTGAGGAAATCCGGATAGAGAGCATCGGGGCAGATGATGAAAAGAGGGAAATCCTAAAAGAGACCGCTGAGGCGCTCCAGAATTCGATTTCAGGCTTTGAAGCCGATGAGGGTATAGATGTTAGCCTTGAAGCCAGCGAGGGCAAATAAGGGCATTCTGATGCATCTGAGGAGCATCTGAGCAATTCGGGAGACAGGAAAGATGTTTTTGACAGTGATCGTAACAGCATTTGTGTTCGGCTTCGGCTTCGTGATGGGAGCTGTGTACGGAGGTGATAAGAATGATTGAAAGCTACCTGCTCGGAATGGTGACAGGCTTTGTACTCGGAGTGGCCGTAATCATCATTCCGGAAAAACTTAAGATGTACAAGGATAATTATGTTGAGCTGAGAAGGAGAGACAGATGACAAGGGGAATGGCGTTCACGATCCTTCTTGACATCAATGGCGGATATTACAGCGACCAGATGAAGCTGCAGGCAATCCGCCGGGTGATGAGCGACACAGATAGTATCCCAAAGAAGTTCATGGCGGACATGATCCGCTGGCTTCTGGGACAGATGGAAAAGTAAGAGGTAAAGGGAATGGACAAAAAGAATAATAAAAACAGCGATTCTGGAGCGCTTTTGGGGCTCATAGCTTTTACAGTTTGCCTGGGTGCATTTATGTACATGGTGGATCTTGATAAATTCAGCCGGTCAGTAGAAAAGTTTATCGAGTCGGACGACCCGATGAATCTTGTGATTCTGGTAATCGGTGGCTTTATCATTGGCGGACTGCTGATGGCGATTGAGTCTCGCCCAAAGAAGTGAGGTGAGCAGGATGGAAAAGAACAGTTCAACATCTCTTGCAGCTCTCGCTTTTTTGGGGATCGCATTGAGCGTGATGGCGGTATATGGCTCAATCTGGATCAACGACACAGCTGATGTGATGAACAAATACGACTGGGCGCATGGCTACGGTACGTCAATGAAAGTGGGATTGGAGCACTGCGAAAAGTGGTGCGAGAAACACTGGAAAGATAAGCCGAGCCAATATAAATATCATTGCCAATGGTTGTATAAGTGGGATGAGTACGATGAGGAATGCAGTTACTCAGATTTTAAGAGATGGTATAAATACGCCTACGATGAAAAAGGCCGCGTGAAGAATCCAAACGATCACTTGAGCTGCGCAGCGTGGCTCAAGAAGCATAAGAAATAGGGGGTGACAGGGAAGTTATGAGCCAGAAGTTCAGAAGCAGGGTTTATACAGACAGGCCAGCATATGCAGACCTTGACTCACCTGAAAAATTCCAAGCCATTTCCGGAATCATAATGACAAGGCTCCGCCAGCATCCAAAGGCTATCTGCTCCTATTCTGGCGGAGCTGATAGTGACATAATGATTGACCTCATTGAGAGATGCAGGAAAATCGTTCCGTCACTTCCAAAAGTCGACTATGTGTTTTTTAACACCGGTCTTGAAATGAAAGCCACAAAAGACCATGTGAAATTTGTTGAACAAAAATACGGAATCACAATTCGCTCGGAACGTCCGAAAGTAAACATCGTTCAGGCATCGAGAAAATACGGAATTCCATTTGTATCAAAAATCATGTCGGGGGGACTCTCAGAATGGCAGAAGAAAGGTGTTCCACTTACAATCAAGCAGGAATATGACAATGCTGAGGACAAGCAGAAGATTCGTGAAGAACTTCGACAGAGATATCCTCATTGCGAGTCACTCATAAATTTCTTATGCTGTTGCAACAAGGCCGGAGAGCCAAGACCGAATATTCAGCTGGTCATAAATTCGTCAAAGTACATGTATGAATTCGTCTCTGAATATCCGCCTGATTTCAAAATCTCAGCAAAATGCTGTGATTACTGCAAAAAACAACTAGCCCACAGCGTTCAGAAAGATTACGAAATGATTATCACTGGCGAGCGAAGAGATGAGGGCGGAATGAGATCGGTTCCGAGAAAAGATAACACGTCAATGTGTTTTTCTGAAACGGCAAACGGGCAGTATCGACTAAGACCGCTTTACTACGTGTCAGACAAGGATAAAGAATGGTACAAGCGAACATATGGAGTCAGATACTCTGACGCTTATGAGGTTTACGGGATGAAGAGAACCGGTTGCTGTGGATGCCCTATCTCATACAGGGCAATCGAAGACCTTGAGTTAATCGGCAAATATGAGCCGAACATCAAAAAGGCAGCATGGAGCATCTTCGGTCCCAGCTATCTCTACAGACAGAAGTACAATGAGTTCAAAGCGAATAAAATGCGGGAGCTTAAAGAAATCCCGGGTCAAATGACAATCTATGATTACTTGTAATACAGCTGACGGAATCGACCACGGCAACAGTCGGCTGGAATACTGTCTGGAAGCCGTGGTCGAGAGATTCGAAGATGGATACGTTCTCTGCCCGATCTTATGGTCGGGCGGAGAGTGCGAAGAATGTTACGAGATATTTGAAAGGAGCGAGGAATGAGCAATTTTGACAAAGCAATCGAGATAATTCTGGCTGAACCTCCAGAGCTGCATTATCCCGCATACTATGCCGACCTGCTTCGTAAGGCTGATGTTCCCGACATGAATATCGGGAAGTGTTCGGAAATTCCGAACAGCTCGGAGACGATTTATCGGCAGGCGGCGATTGATAAATTCATTGACGGTCTTGAGGATATATTCGCAGATCTTCGTGAAAGACACGTTGATGATTCGGTTTGCGGATTGTGTGAGTATGACGGAGCATACATTGGGCAGTCGGGCGATTGGTGCAACGAGTGTCCGGGATTTGAAAAGGATGATTGTTTTAAACTCAGCGACAAGACCAGAAAAGAGTGGACTGAGGAAATTATCAAAGCACTGCCATCCGTACAGCCCGAAAAACGCACGGAAGAACGCGCAGAAACGCACGCGTGCGATTTAATCGACAGACAGGCAGAACAACAAGGAAGAGTATTCAAAGAGATTGTTGTTGAATATCCTTCATACAACACATATCCAGAATACAAAGGGAAACCTTATTTTTCAATCAATTACACGGAAAACGGACAAGAGTTTATCGGTTATGGGACTTACAAACCAGAGGTGCTGTCGGAATACTTGAAAGAATATTTCATGTCGTCCGCACAGCCGGAACGAAAGAAGGGTAAGTGAAATGTTAGACTTTGGCTTTTACAACATGGACTGCATGGAAGGAATAAAAGAGTTTCCCGACAAATACTTCGACCTTGCAATCGTTGACCCACCGTATGGCATTAACGTGACCAAGCAGGGCATGGGAGCAGGGGGGGGGTCGCACCTCACGCAAACCGTTCATGCAGACGAGCATCGGAGGCGCAAAACCTTTTGGCTCAGGGGGGCAAAACAAGAATTGGGGGGGGGGGGGGCTTCTGTGTGCCACCCAAAATCTATCACTCGTTCGATGATGAAAAGATACCAGATGCGGAATACTTCAAGGAACTTGAGCGAGTGTCGAAAAACAGGATCATCTGGGGGGGGGCAATTATTTCCTTGAGTACTTGCCTCCAACCCCTTGCTTAATCATTTGGGATAAAGGCAGGCGAGAAACAAATTTTGCTGATTGTGAGATAGCTTGGACATCGTTCAAAAAGCCCGCCAGAATCTTTGAGTGGAGGTGGAATGGCATGCTTCAAGAGGATATGAAAAACAAAGAGTACAGGCTTCACCCAACTCAGAAACCCGTAGCTCTTTACGAATGGCTCTTAAACCGTTACGCAAAGCCGGGAGATATAATTCTTGATACGCATGTCGGCTCGGCTTCAAGCCTTATAGCCTGCCGCAAAACAGGGCATAGTTTTGTCGGGTTCGAGATTGACGAGATATATTATCAGCTTGCAAAGCAACGGCTTGATGCTGAGATGGCGCAGACAAACATATTTGATTTTTTAAAAGAGGACAACAAATGATTGAATACATACTGTTAATCCTTGCCTTTTGCTTCATCGTATTCATCCTGATGGTTTTATATGACATCATCGAGGCGCAGGACAGGGAGATAAAAGAGATATTCAGACAGCTCGACTCGCTGGGCGAGAGGGTTGTGAGGCTGATGGAGGTGGCAAACCGTGAAAGCGATCGTGACGATTAAAATGCCAAGTGAAGGGTGCCGGAATTGCCCGTTTAAGGTGGAAAAGCTCGTGATAGACCGATGCGCGATCACCAATTCAAAGATTGATGACTTTGTGTACCGCAGAACCAGGGCGGATAACTGTCCTCTGAGGGAAATTCCGGACGATGCGCCGGCGCTGTCCGTTGAGGATACTCCGCTCGAGGTGCTCGACCTGCCCATGAAGGTGTACAACTGTCTGAGAAGGGGCGGGATTGACACGGTAAAACAGCTCAAGAAGGCGCTTGAGCATGAGGATGTGCTTATGCGCCTGCGGGGCATTGGACGGGGAAGGCTTGAGATCATAAAGATGCATCTGGAGGAATATGAGCATGGCAGGTAATCCGCTTATTGCAGATGAGATGGAGAGAAATGTTGATCAGGTTGCCCGCTTCCTTGCAGAGAACGGTTTCACGGCTCAGGACGGAAAACTGAACCGTGCGGAATACCGCAGGCAGAAGCATCAGAAAGAGACGGTCTATCATCTCACAAAGTCTCAGATTGACGCCATCAAAAGGCAGGCGGTCGATGATGTAACAAACAGATACAAAGACCTTGACCAGCAGATCCGGAATGAGTACGAAAGGCAGCTGAACGAAAAGTTTGCAGATTATGAGCGGCAGCTCGAAGACCGCAGGATAAAGGATATCAACTTCATCCTGCCGGTCGCTCTGATGGCGGCTCATGATGTCTTTAACTGGAAAGTCTACAAAGGAGATCGCTACCAGAGGCTTCTGGCAAGGATGGCGGAGATCCTTAATGACGGCGATATGAACCTTGTGCAGATCAGACGGTGGGTATTTAAAAATCTGGGTATAGAGATGAAAGAGGTATTTAGAGATGATGGAGATGAAGCCAAGGGAAGAAGCTGACCGCTATCTGAGTCAGATCCGCTATTTTGACGAAGTAATCACGAGCCTGCAGGAAGAAATGGAAGAACTGTACGAGCGGATGGCGGGCATATCGTCACCGGCCTTAAAGAGCGATGCCGTGCAGTCATCCGCAAGCCTTGATTCACCCCAGGAAAAACTCATGCCAAAATACGTAAAGACCCTCGAGGCCTACCGCCAGAAATCCAACAGGTATCTGAAGCTCAGGCGTCGTATGGTGGAGCAGATAGCGGAGATATCTGACTGGCGATACACAAGGATCCTTTACCTGACATACATCAAGGGCAGGCACGCTCCGGAGATCGCCGATGAAATGAATTACAATGCGGATTATATCCGGGTCCTCAGGAGCGAAGCCCTTGAAAATTTCTGGGAAAAATACCTGAAAAAATGAAAATCCTCACGGAATCTCACGCCTTACCTGTGCTATATTTAACCTGTAAAGCTTCGGCATGACGGCGAAAGCCCGTGCCGGAGTTTTTTCTGCGTATACTGACGGCGGCGTGTACGGCTCCTGCGCGAAGGCGGGACCGAGAGCTTTTCCCGGGGTCTTTTTGTTCAAGCTTTTTCAGCTCCGGAAAAGTCCGCTGAGCGTTAATCAAATTGTTCATAGAACCTCCTTTCTAACGGCAGGAACCGCCTGTCGACCCCAAGGAGCCGGCATAAGCCGCATTAATCATAGACTGCTGCATTCCCGCATCTCGGACTCCATCCCACTGAGCCTGAGGCGCGGGATTTTTATTGAGGACTGACCATGGAAAATGTAGAATTCTCAGCCGAGATGGGCGACCTGCTCGATGAAGTCATCGAGGATCACAGTGATCTGCATTGGATCCGGCGCGCCGAGGTGACGATCGGATGCCTTACCAGCGACCGGAGAAAAGTATCCGGGAAGAAATTCGTCTTCGGCGAATGCGTCAAGGTAAAGCCCCTGTACAAGCCATTTTGCCCGTACGATTTCCTCATCGTCTTTTACCTGCCCTGTATTGAGGGCATGAATGCCGACCAGCTTAAAATACTCATGTATCACGAGCTCCTGCATGTCGGCATTGATGAGACCGGCGAGGAAGTAAAATACATCGTCAATCCTCACGATATCGAAGAATTCCGGACCGTCATAGACCAGTACGGTCTTGACTGGGCAAAGGTAAAGAGGTGAGAGGATGGCAGCCAAGCGATATGACAAATGGATAAAGCCGGAAGGTCTTGCTCAGATAGAGGGATGGGCAAGGGACGGCCTTACTGCTGAGCAGATCGGCAAGAACATCGGCATCTCCCTGTCTGCCCTTTACAGATGGCGCGACAAATTCCCGGAGCTTGCAAGGGTAATGGATCTCGGCAGGGATGCTGCTGACAGAATCGTTGAAAACGCCCTCTACAAATCAGCCTGCGGTTATGAAGTCGTGGAAGAGGTGGAGGAGCTCCGCTTCAACAGGGCAACCGGCAAGCATGAGATGGTCGTGGTGAAACGGACCGTCAAGCAGGTGGCGCCCAATGTCACAGCCCAAATTTTCTGGCTTAAGAACCGGAAGCCGCATGACTGGCGTGATAAGCGTGAAGTAGAGATGTCCGGCGAGCTCCAGACAAATCCTTTCGCGAACCTCAGCGAGGACCAGCTGAGAAAGCTGGCGAAAGAGGATGAGTGACGACAGGAAGCTGATAGCCTACGGGGCAAGGCTTGAGCTTGCAAGGCGGTCTTTTTTCGATTACTGCTGCCTGAAAGCTCCGGATTTTTACCGCCCGGAGAGAGCCTACCAGAAACAGCTCTGCGATGCCATGCAGGACTTTCTTGCATCGGATGACCGCGTGCTCGTCATTAATGCCCCGCCCAGGCACGGCAAGTCGAGGACTGCCGGCTGTCTGGTCGAATGGGCTCTTGGAAATAACCACAGATTTAAGGTGATGACGGGCTCTTACAATGAAACCCTGTCAACAGCTTTTTCAAAAAACGTCCGTAATACCATCGCCGAGATAAAGGTCGAGCAATATCGCCCGGTATACACGGATGTCTTTCCCGGCACCGCCATCAAATACGGCGATGGTGCTATGAACCTGTGGTCATTGGAAGACGGATACAGCAATTACCTGGCTACAAGCCCGACCGGCACAGCTACCGGCTTCGGCGCCGACCTTATCATCGTGGATGACC